CGCCTTCAGTTCATCGGGCAGACCAGATGCCCACTCCGGGACTTCATCCGCCATTCGAATCCTCCTCCGTCAGACCACGTTGAATGCGTTCCAACATATCATAGACGAACAACACGCCCAGGTTGAACTGAGTCTGGTCGGAGTCCGGAACATAGATTCCACCACCTGGCGGATTGAACGCGGTGAAGCGCAGCTCCTCCAGAAGCTGCTTCCCGCCAGGCGTATTTAATACTTCGTGAGCCAGTCTGACACGCTGATAGAACTTCTTCCGCGTTTCCCTGATGACATCCTGTCTGTGGTTCATGACTCAAGCTGTTGGGCTCCAGTGGCGAGCCCCTGCGCCTCCATCGCAGTGGATGCTGCGTCCGCGTGATTCTTCTGCACCTCGCTGGCCACCTGGGCCCGCTGCAGGTTCTTGTCCGCTTCCGCCTGCTTCTCCTTCGCCTCGATGGTCCGGTCATCGGCCAGCACAGTCACCGGGACACTCAAGCGGTCTGCTGCCTCCTTCATGAACTTCACCGCGTCGAAGACGTAAGTGACTTCTGGGAAGACCTTCACCAGATTCATGGCGATGCCCGCCCAGCGCTCCATTTGAGCGACCTCCTGTGCGCGTTGTGCCTTCATCAGCGGTCCCTGGTACTCGATGTCGTACCCCAGGGGGTTCTCCAGCACCTGTCGCGGGGGTGGCTTAAACTGGTTGTACCTCGCCATCATATGGAAGAGGTTCTTGATGGCCGGAGAAAGAAGGTCATTCTGAATCCGAACGGCAGGCGGTCCAAGGACCCGGGTCATCATTTCGTACCGGACTTGCACTTCCATCGCAGTCATCGCGGGGGATTCCTTGAGCTTCAGGTCCTCCACCTTGAAGACTTCGTTCACCATCTGCCTGAGTTCAGTAATGGAGCCGTACGCTGCCTGGAAGTTGGCCTTGTTCTCAAACGCTTTCATGTCATCCATCGTTCGGACGACGTTCATTCCCCCAGGAGTCAGGTCTGGAGGGCTGATGAGGCCCCGCTCGGTAGCAAGGATTGGGGGGTCGACTGCCTTCTCTGCTGCCAGCTTCTCCGTCTCCATCCATGCATTCAGGTACTTGACGGTCGGGAGGGCTACGTTGCCTGGGCCCAGACCCCACTGGCTCCCGGCGAGCTTCTCCCAGCGGGCAATCATGGCCGGCATACGGTAGTAGCCGCCTTCCTTCCCTAGCTCCCCGCCTTCCCATCCCTTCTTCTCCGACTCCCCGGACGTTCCCCGGAGCACGTACTTGCAGCCCCAGGGACGCAGCTCTGGTGGCAGAGTCGTTTGGTCGCCAGGCTCCTTGATGGGCTTGCCGTCTGGCTTCAGCCGCCGGTAGACGCAGTAGATGAGGTCAATCTTCTGCCCTGACGCTTCGGCGCTTCCCGCGCGAGTCTTGATGTACTCGGGGATGGAATCCCGCCACTCCTTGTCGTTCTCCCCGCGGGAGACAATCTGTACCGGGGTCCACTGGAGGAACTTGTAGAAGGTCTTCGGCTTCCCCCGGTAGTCCATCTCGAAATAGACGTCACGCAACGGAACCGAGGTCCAGTCCGCCCCCATCCACTCCAGCTCCGACTCCGTCTCCAGGGTGAGGCAGCTGTTCCCGTACGCCCCCAGGTCCATGAAGCAAGAGGCCATCTCCAGGTTGAAAGCGGAGTCCTGCAGAGAGTCGTAGAGGATGTCGGTGCACTCGTCCAGCCAGGCCCGAGCATCCTTGTCGATGTCCAGCTTGGGGTCCTTGAAGACGAAGTTGAACCAGCGGATGGCCGGTGAGATGAGGGACGACTGCATGCTGGCAGTCAGAATCGAGAGTCCCTTAATCGCTGTCAGGTCCCAGATTTCAGGTCTCCGAGAGCGTACTTCATTTTCCGAGGTGAGGGGGTTGTAGAACCCGCCGGAGCGCATGGGAGAGATGTACTGCTCAATCTCATTCCAGGTCCCTTCAATCGAGCCTTTCCGGAGAGAGAACAGCGACTCGAATCGGGCCAGAATGTCCTTACCATTCATCGTCATGACCTCTGTAGTTGTGGACTGAGGAGAAGGAACGTTTCACTTTCGGAGGCTCAACCATACGCTTGGCGCCCAGCACTTCCTCGGCACGTCCTTCTCCGACCATCAGGTAGCCAAGAGCCTCGGCCACGTGCGAGAACTTATTCTTTACGGGTTGGTCCTGGAACCGTTCTTCCCCGGTGACCTGTACCCGCTTGAAACAATACCCGCCTGTGAGGGCTTTGACTAGGGTCTTGGCGTTTGGATGAACGACAAGAGCTGGCCGTCCTCGCATGGTAAGTCGTGTAAGGGCGGAGGCGATTGCCTCTCGTCGGAGGAGGAAGTCATTAGTGTACGCAGGGTCTGCATGGATTCCGGAGGCAGACAGCACATCAAATGGCGTTCGCTCGTCAACTTGAGAACGCTGCATTCCAGCTGGGTCTCCCGTCCCTCGGGACTTATGACCAGCAAAAGGGGCGGAATTGAGCTTACGTCGTAGGGCCTCGGCAAAACGCACAGCTCCCATGTCTTCTGTAACGATTTCGTCGAGAATCTGAATTTGACCATCGGAGTCCTCCTGTCCAATAGCGGCTGCCGGAGTGAGGCCAAAGTCGAGGCCGTAAAGAACAACGTTAGACTTAGTAGGATACCAACGAAGATTGCGGTCAACATGAACGCTCTCGATGAACTCTGGGATGACTGGCTTCCCATCGGAGACGTACCCGAACTCCCCGTCGACGTGGATGCGAATCCACTCCGGGGTCTTCCCCACAATCATCCGCTCATAATAATTAAGCGGTAGGTTCTCTATGTTCTCCGCGTCTGGCCCTCGGCCGCCCGGTTGCCGGAAGAGTTGCCAGGTGGAGTGCTCCTCGGCCTTCTCGATAAAGCAGTTGTAAATCCAATGGTCAACATCAGGAGGGTTAGTATCCATCCAGATGCCTGACCAGGTACATCCCCCAAGTAGTGGACCAGGGTAACGACCAACACGGCCAGTAAGTACATCAAGAATACCCTTCGCAATCTCCTTCGCTTCATTTATCCACGCCCAGGTGATTTCGAGTGAGAGCAGCTTCCCGACATCCTGCGGCCGGTCGAGAGCACGGAAGAGAATCTCCATCTCCACATCGTTGAACCGGATGGTCACCGAGTTGGAGGCTTCGTGCCATTTGGCCTCCAACCCTCGGGGTATCCAGTCTTCGAACGTCCGCCGGGTAGTATCCTCAAGCTCTCGGTAGGTGTTTCGGATGATGACGCCACGGGTTCGGCGGACCCCGTCAGGACCTGGAGCTTGCTTCTGGGCCCTCGCGAACGCCTCCACTGAGCAAGCAGAAGACTTCCCAGAGCCGTAAGGCCCAATGCAACAGCGTACAAAAGCATCAGACTTATGAAACCGAGCCAGAGTCCGCGTAGCACGGTACCTAATCTCGCTTGATGGGTTCGGCATCTACGGTGGTCTCCTCCTCGTCGGCAGAGAGGTCGATGTTGAAGACCACCTGCGTTGACGTGACGTTGGCCTGTACCTCCATAGCACGCAGCTTGGGAGCCACATACTGGGCCACCTCACTGAGGCATCTAGCGGCTGTAGCGATGTCCTCCTCTCGCTCGGCCTTGTCGGCCAGGTCCAGCAGCTTGAGTCTGGGGTCCCCATACAGCTCGATAGCAGTATTGAATTCCTGTTCGAGCCGGGACCGCATCAACTCGGTGGAGTCAGGCGTAGCGGGAGCGGGAAGTTTGCGTCGAGGCATGTGGTCCTATGTGGGATAGAACTTCTACTCGGAACATTTTGCGCATAGTACACCCACACCCCATATTTCAAAATTCACTTCGGGGGGTCCCACCCCTCTTCGCACGTTCCTGCGCATGGGGGGTGGGTGTTCCCCGAGCCCTCAGGTGGCCAGCAACCCCATTCCGAATTGATTAATGGGCTCAGGTATTAGGCTAGACGTGTTACACGTGTTACGCCACCTGTTACGTCTAAGCCCTTGTTATCATTGGGATAGTAACAGGTGTAACAGGTGTAACAGGTGTAAAGGTCAGTCCTGTGCTTGGAAAATCCTAGCGACTTTAAACAGGGGTCGCACCTGTTACACCTGTTACTCTCTCAATGATTACGGGACCTTGGCTGTAACGGGCCCGAGCCCTGACCTGTTACAGTTCGATGCCCGTCGAACACACTCAGAGTGTGCGTAATAAGTTACGCTAATGTCGAAATGAATTACGCACACTGCAAGTGAATTTACGCACACAATTAGTATCAATCTCATATTTAATTCGGTGTTTATGATTTACGCACACTGAGAGTCCGAGAATTGATTATTGCTCGGGAATTTCGGTTGGCACCGAGTCTGCAGCTGGTCGCGGCGTCGGCGACCCGTCGGTCGCCCCTCGGAGGCTTGCCCATGAAGCTCGTGACCCTGCACCTGACCCACACCCCTTACGCTCACATTCGCCGCTACATCCCCGTGTTCACCCTGGACCGTAAGGGCCGCGGCATCATCGTGCGCGTCTGCCGTTGGCTGGTCTGCCTGTCCATCCCCCGCTAGCCCGCTGACCAGGCCGGAGCCTGGTCCCAGCCCAATCCCGGGCACACAGGAGCACCCACATGGACGCTGAGACCTACGGCAACACCGTTCTCCCCATCCGCAGCAAGGCGCGCAAGGCGTATGACCAGGCCATTGCGGCCAAGGCGCCGGCCGCTGTCCTCAAGGCCCTGCTGGCTGCCAAGACCTCGGCCGAGTCCTGGGCCGAGCGTGTCAATCCGTACCGCGACGAGAGCAGCGCGGACACCAGCGACAGTGACACCGATACCGGCGCCCATGCGGAAGTCGAGGCGATTCCCCCCAAGGTCCGCAAGCCCGCTGTGACCGTGGTCAACGCTCGGTAGCACGCTCTGACGGGTGAGCGCATCGCCCGTCCCATGCCACACCCACAGGAGAGCCCATGCTGACCGACAACGAAACGCTGTACGCCGTGACCGAGCTGCGCGACATCATCGACATGCTCTACCGCACTGACCCCTCGTGGAAGGTCGAAGCGCGCGAGAAGGTCAAGGCACTGCGCGACTTCATGCACGAGCGTCAGGCGAACGCGCCCCACGCTCACATGTGCGATTGCAACCGCTGCGCTGGCTGACCACGGCTTGACCGGCCCAACCGGTCCCAGGCCATTTGGCCATCACAGGAGAACACACCATGAAGCGCAAGACCCCAGTCCCGATGACCACGCCGTTCGATGGTTACACCGAGTTCAACGTCCCTCGCCTCCCACGTCAGACCGCTCGACTCTTCACCTTGCGGCCCAACCCGTTGAACGCGCACGAGGTGAACCGGATTATCGACTCCCTCGACGCCGCGATTGACGAGGCTTACTCCAATGCGCGCTAGCCTCCTGGCTGCCTTGCTGCACGTCATTCCCGTGCCTGCACCGGACGTAAATGCTCTCCCGCCCGTCACCATCGAGGATGCCCGCGAGTATTGCGAGGCTTACGGTGGCCAGTGGAACGAATACAGCAACGAGGATGACACCGCTCGATGGTACGAGTGTGACGAGCCCACGGGAGAGTCGAGCGATGACCCCGAAGACGACCAATAGGCGCAGAGCGCGGCTGCGCGCTATCCGTCTCGGCTTGAAGCACCTACTCGGCGGCCGGTGCGCTCTGTGTGGCATCCGACGCTTTGCTTCACTCGAAGTCGACCACGTGAACGGCTGCACGTGGGTGCAGAAAACCTACAACACCGAAACGCGCTGGTACCGATACCTCAGGGAATACCGCACGGGAGTGAAGCTCCGGCTCCTGTGCCGCAGCTGCAATGGCAGTGAGAATCAGTGGAAGCACGGCACCCGCGCCGAGCGGACCCTGCGCATCGTCGCGTAACCTACAGCGAGCACATAACAAATATGTGCTCGCGATAGGCTACTTGACAGGAGTTTTGTCAGGTGCTACAGTGCCGTTCGCAGTCCAACCCAAAGAAGGAGCCAACCATGCTGTCCACTCTCATCGTTGTCGCGTCGCTGCTCACTGCTTCCCCCGAGGTCGAGGCGGCCCAGAAAAAGGTCGCGGATGCCCGCGCCGAGCTGAAGCAGATTCGTGCTCAGGAGCGGCTGGTCAAGGCCCATGCCCGTACGGTCAAGGCGCAAGAGGCGGAGGCCAAGGTCCAGGCCACCGCTCAGGCGAGCAAGTAAGCATCACCCGGCGAAGGGGTGTCCGGGATAACAACCACCCCGCCAGGCCATATGGCCAGAAAGGCAGAATTGAATATGAACAAGCGATTCTCCGGTAACATCAAGGGGAGCACCACGCTGGCGATGGAGGTCCTGGAATTCTGGGGGCTCCAGTTCGTGAAGACGCACGCGGTGCTCAACGCGGACGACAACACGGCACGGTCGGTCACGGTCTACTTCGATGGGGACATCGAGACCGTCATCGAGTGGTATGGCCGTGCGTCGCCACAGCCCATCCACGGCAAGGGCTATGAGCCTGGCACGCTGCTCCACTGGCGTTCGATTGAGGAGGGCTGAACCTTTGGCCTACTTCGACCGGTTCGACATTTGCGAGGCTTACTGTGTGTTGGAATGGGATTGGAACAAGGACGGTTGGCTGCACGAGCGTCCCTCCAATCGCCGACGCATGGAAGCCACGAGCATCCAGCTGGCACGTATTCAATTCCGCCCGGGAATGGGCCTGAGCTACGATTCGCTCACTGAGAATGGGAAGGAAATCTACAGTCTGCTGTGCAAGCGATACGGTTTCGAGTGGTGTCCGTCGTGCGGTGCAAATCTGAAATCGCAATTCTGCGAATGCGTGAAAGAGGCATAACCATGATGACCAAACGAGATTACGAGAAAGCGGCAGACATCGCCCGGCGTGCCCACCCCAAGCATCGGCTGTACATCGTGAGCGCGTTTCTGGAACTCTTCCTCGGGGACAACCCGCGCTTCGATTCGGAGCGGTTCAAGGCAGCGTGCGAGCCATGACTCTCGCACAATGGGAGTTCTTCGAGCGTCAGGGTCTCATGCGGCTAAGATGGGAGCCAGACAATGAAATGTACGATGACTCGTACATCGACACGTGGGACGTTTCGCTCGAGGAACGCAACAACATTCGAATTCAACTCTGGCGTGACATCGAGCGCGATGGAGTCTGGGGGCTCATTGGAGAATACCGAGTGAGCACCGATTCTCCGTGGGTCCAGGTCGATAGCGTTTGGGGCCTAATCGGTCAGGATGATGGAGGGTACCGCGACGATATCCGTCGCACGACCTATAAGGAGTTCGCACAGC